TATACTGATGCACGGTTAAGCCGTTACCAGCGTTCGAAGTCTGACAAGCGGCAAATACATCAACAACCATGGCTACGGTCGAGTCAAAGCCTGTTCCCACAGCGGGAGCAGTGTTTGGTGTAAGAAGAACGGTATGTGAACCAGCAGGATCGGCAGTAGCACCAGAAGATACGAAAGCTTGAGAAGTGACTTTAGCCTGACCCATTAGGTTGGCAGTTGTGCCGCTGCCAATTGCGCGACAAGTCAGTAGTACGTCCCAGAAAAATGGCACAGAAGTGTGCGCAGTTGTTGATGTGGTCATAGCGCCACCATTGAAGACAATGATGTTGCTTGTTGGACCCATCCGTACGTCAAAAGTAAACGTCGGCTGAGAAGTTACTACGTTAGAAATACGACCAGCAATGGTGATACGAAGAGCCTTACCAATAGCGGAGAAATAGCCTGCTGGCAAGGTATACCGCGCTGCCGGTGGAAGCATGGACGTTGCAGTGGTAAACGTTGCCAACGTTGGTCCGTCTACCTGTGCAGTTATCAGCGTTTCCTGCCATGACTGTAAAGACATGATTCACCTCCAATCAGAGCTTGAAAATCCTATTAGCACCTGAATCCCAGGTTATGTTTATGTTCCCTCCGTTTGGTGTTACTGGCAAACCTGAGCCTGTAGCAGGAGCTAGGGCACGAGCCGCAGAAGTTACAGTAGTAGAGCTAACAGTCAACACCCGGTCACCAGCGTTAGCAAGAGCTGTTAGGGTAGCAGACTGTCCGGTAGAAAAGGCCAATACAGTACCGTTCGGAATAGCAGCCTTTAGAGGTTCCACCACAAGTGAAGTTCCAGCCGTTAATGTGGCATCTGCAACGACAATGTGTTTACCTGTAATGAAAGCAACAACCTCAGAAGTAGAGTTAGTTCCACTATCGCGGAATATTATGATGCCTTCCACTGTGGAACCAGACACTGAAGTAAATGTCACATCAGCCGCATCCGCTACTCCACCACTATTGGTAAATGATGACATGGCAACCTTAGTACCTACAAGGCCGCCATCAAAATCATCGTAAAAATCAGCAGAAGTAGATGGGCCGTAGTTTACGCAGTAACCACCGGAACCAACACCGTTTCCAACTACGTTACCACCAGTAACCGGATCAGTGAGACTGAACACTGAGCCTGAAGCGGCAGCAATGGTCCACAGCCCATTACCAGATGTTCCTGTGGTGATGCCATCTACATAGACGAGATCACCAGTAGTGAAACCGTGAGCAACTGCCGTGGTTACAACAATTGGTGTCGCGTTGGTTGAGCTTGTAATCTGACGAATACCAACATCGGAAGTCGTACCATTCAGGTGAATGAGAGAAGCTGAGAATGAACTACCAGCGGCTTTCCACTGCATAGTTCCATCAAGAAACTTCTGTCTTCCTAATTCAAAAAGCGCATTAACCATTCTAACCTCCCACTACTCTACCAAGATTTTTTGCTAAATTGATGGAAGCTTCATTAGCTTCATCTATAGTTTCATATGTTCTGGAAACAACATTAGTCCAGTTATTGTTAAAAAGTAGAGCTACCCAAAACTGTCCATTACTTCCATTAGCACCAATCATTTGGATATAATCTACGTTTACTGCAACGCCGTCGCCTCTATCAACCCATACTGCATTCGCCATCAGTGCGTTACCTCCGTACTTACTGAAACGTTCCCCTGTAAAATCCGCCTGGTCTTTGGAAGACTATTATTAAAAACTTCTAAATCATATTGCCCATTAACCCAAGTATAACCACTTGTGGTAGAACCACTTACGAATACGTTGACTTGACCGGCTGGACCGTTTACTGTTAAACCAGCAGCAGGACTACTTGTTAGGCTAACTAGCGGAGAACCGCTAGCATCTCTAGTAGAGCGAATCATAAACCTAGCATCCCAGCTGGTCAAGTTCTGAATGACCGTATGCGCAGAGTCAGCCCAGACCTGTACAGTAAAGTCTACGTCTGAACCCTGCTCAATGGTGAAATCAAATCTTGTTGCTGTCATTAGGCTTCTTTACGTTAGGAATGGCAAGTACAACACCAGCGGCACCAAGAGCCGATACAACAATTTGAATCCATTCATCCTCGGTAACACCATTTGATCTAAGTGCTAACCAAGTCACAAAGCCAGTGCTAAGAAGTGCCATTATCGATTTGTTGTGGTGCATTATCCACTGCATCGTATTCTTCATTTCTTCTCCCTAATAGTTGAACCCTAATTAAGATCCAAAGTCTCCACGTCATGGTTATCGTATAAAAGGCGAATACGATTAATCTTATAGCTACGAATATTCCCGAATCTTTTATTAGCAGTCTTATGATGGATAAGTCCAATACTGCCGCTGTGGCAAACATCGACGTGAAAATATGACGACCCATTTCGTGCTTCCACCATGTAGAAAATGAGCCATAAAGTACCACAAATGATGTAGTAACAAGCGCCGAAAACCACAGCAGAATTGAACCAAGTAACAAAATCATCTACGTTCCCTCAATACGTTATCCCATAATCTACCAAACTCGTTGTGATTTTGTAATTCTCTAGTCACATTATCCACCCTCTTTTCTCTAGATTTGTCACGATTTAGTTTTTTCTCAGTCCGCTCAAGAGCACGTTTAGCCTCATCAATGTCGACGTTTCCACGATCCCAGAATCTCCACCTCATGAGCCAACCTTCTCGTTGAGAGCATTCAACAGTTTATTTGTTGTTTCCATTCCAGTTAGAAGTTTTTCAGTTTGTGCGGCATTTACGTCTTGTCTAGCATCTGATTTTTCGTATGCTTCTTTGAAGTAATCTCCGCGAGTTTCCAAAAGTTTTGTCATTTTGCTAACTGTCCATCGAGGTATAAGCAAGCCAAACGCTATTAGAAGAACAAAGATCCCAACTAGACCTACCTGTGTAACAACCCCGACAGGAAACCCGAACATTTAAACACCAGTACCCTCACGCATGGCTTTCTTGACGTCAGCGACAACGGCGTCGTGATCAGTCTGGGTAAGCCCATTTGCATTAGAAGCAATCAGAGCGGCAGCAATCTTGGCTGCTAGCGCATCAACATCAACCTGTACTGTGCTTAATGTGTTAAGTGTCTTCATAATTGCATCTTGCTGCGCAAGACGATTCTTTTTAGCAACATTTTGAACAACAAAATCATTTCCATCAGCAAGTTTAATTTTTACCGAGTCATAGTCATTCAGCGCCGCGTTGGCTTGAACATCTGCGTTTCCAGCTTTACGCTCGAACTCTTCCATGTCGAATCCACCTTCTGTTAAATCGTCCCAAATCCGCTCGTCCCTAATAGCTGACTTGGATAGCGATCCTCCGCCAGCATTAGAAATTGAGCTTACTGAGTATTGAAGAATAGAATAGTCGTTCCATCCACCATATCCAGCAACCCAGTCACTGGATTGATCTCCTGGATAAGTTGGCTTATAACCGTTGTTAGGTGCGGCCCACAGGTGGGGGGTGATAGCATTTCCGTTGTTTGTGCCAATATGTGGATTCCACCACCAGTCACCGGTATAGTTGATTATGTGACGACCAAGAAAGTTTTGCATTGAATTAACGTAATCTTTCCAAATTTGAAAAGTTGCTGGGCGTTTGGTATCTTCACAGTCACACTGGTGTGCGGTTCCCTCCACTATGCCAAATTGCTTCATTAACGATTGAACAATTTTAGCTTGATTGGAACCAGAATCTGTACTATCTAGCCAGTGAAAGGTACATATACCAAAGCCTAGCGATCTAGCCTCATCGATATATCTCTGCGCGTTTCCCCACCTATACCAATTTCCCTGACTTAATTTAATGTTTACCTTAGTGAAGCCAGCCTGCTTTACTACATTAAGATTTATTCCATCTTGGTAGGATGCAAGATCAATAAGGAATGAGGTCATTTTCTAGTCACCTCCTTAGAAAGGTAAAACTACTAAGTTCCTGTTTAAGAAGCTAGTTGTAATCGTAGCATCTCCTACCTTATACTTTGCTTGAAAGTTATGAGGGCCAGCGTTTAGTCCAGTTATTAAGTAGGTTGCGCTACCAGCAAAATTGGCTGTATTCGCACCATTAGTACTATCTAAAAGCGAAATAAGTGCTCTCGTATCTGATGGTGCTAAGGTTGTAGCCCCACTTATTTGAAAACTCATATATCCACCTGGTTGAACTCCAATAGTACCAGGTGCAGCATAATTCATTTTAGCAGTAACAATTACGATGCATTTTCCAGAAGTACCTATATTCACGTCAGAGATTGTAGGCCCAACATTGGTCAAATCGCCATAAGACGTTGACGTTGACCCATCTACGGAATCAATAGACGAAGCAGAAGGACCAAATGCCAAAGTAGATAATGAAACTAGTTGTCCGGCATTTACAGCTTCGAGCCCATAACCGCCACTTGCCAATTGACCCATTCTTGCCTGTAACACGCCAGCGGCATTATTCGTTTTTAATGAATATCTATCATCTGAGCCTTTGCCCATATCCAGGATTATATTTCCGTTACCATCAAGCATTCTTAAACCAAATAGACCATCACCAAATTTACCAAGTTGAATTACAGTATTTCCGTTGTCATCAATTATTTCAACTCGTCCATTTTTAATGGATAAGATACCAGAGTCAATTGCAGTGTTTCCAATCCTAGGATTGCGTTCGACTCGGGAAAGACGCTTCTCCACGTTATTATGAGCATCAACTATGTTACGTGGTGGCATTCGATATTTGTTATCAGGCATTGGTCGCATCTCCTGGTAAGATAAGTTTTACTTCCTCGCTGCCATCAGCAGATTGTGGATGTAGCTCAAAACCTACAATTCTAGTATCTATAACAATGCCATCGGGATGTGCTGCATCGTTGAGTATAAGCGAACAACCATCACCTAAACTCCAACTTCCAAACACTGGATCTCTATCACTTTTGGTATTTAGTACGAAGGTTGGCATCGGTGCTTTTCTCTTTATAGCTTCTTGCTCAGCAAGGCCGTCAAGCTGAACCTGACTATCCACATCTTTCATATTAACTTCTATGTCCCAGCGAGGGAATCCACTACCAATCAAGCCGTTCCACTCGAAGAATGAGACTAATTGAGTGGAACCCTCACCCTTACCGAACAAATAGACATCAGTACCAGCTTCTGCCATGCTATCTGTTCGATAGTAATTGAGTATAGTTCCAGGATATTCGAAGTTAATGGCTCCATTATTAGCTTGTCCAAGTGTTGGCGTTTGAAGACGCAAATCTTTCCGATAAACGTTGTTAGATTGTTTAGTTAGTTGAATTGTCCAATCAAATCCATCAGATGCGTTGGCTAAGGATTCCATTGGACTGTTATAATACTTATAGTCAGTGGCCAACACAGTAGCAGTTTTTATAATACTTTCAGAAGGCAAACTGCTAGTGGGAATGTTTATGTTAATATTTCGGCCAGCAGCACTTGATTGCATGTGGGTCCACAACTGACAGAATACATTCATCTGTCCACCAGTAATATTAATATCGCTGAGAATGATCTGCTTAGTTGGATAATTTTCAAAACCAAATGCGAACAATTGACAAACTTTTGCTTGGCTTTGATAGGTTCTGCTCCAAACGAATCCCCACCATACTGGGGTAGCAACGCCGCTGTTATCTACTCGCTCCATTACCAACCAAGTTTTGCCTGGTGTAGTAGCATTCATAAGATCTTCATTGTTTTTACCAGTTTGATCGAGTTGGAATGATCCATTGAATTGTCCAGCACCATTAAGCATGCGTTGAGCAAACACACCAAACAGCGGTATCTCCTCAACGACTTGCTCGTCCCTGAGAGTGAGAAAAGTGTATGTGTAATGCGTCATGAGAATTGAGTAACTTTCAACCAAGAAGACGTACGAACGAACGAAGTACCGCTTGCCGTTCCTTGGGCACCTTGCATTTTGCATGTGCCAGAAGTTCCAGCAACCGTGATAGTTCCTTTGATTGTTGCAGTAGTACCGGTCGAGTTCATACCACCTACGGTCAACGTTCCAGTAGTTGTAATAGCTCCTTGGTACATCGTTGTAACAACGTTTGAACCAGCATCAGTCGAGGCAGGAGAAAGCACTGTCCATTCTACCGAAGCACCGGCGGGAAGAACCCATTGCAAACTCAAGTCCCCCGCTGTGGGAGCAACTGTGTGGAACCAACCATCAATTATGTAAACACTGTTAGAATCACCAGTGAAAGTCATTCCACCAATATCAGCGAATGAGGTCACAGTTGTTTGGAACTGAGGAGTCACCATTAAGCGTTGTTCGAGTCGAATCCACTTAGCACCGTTCCAATAGTAAAAAAGTTTTGTATCCGTTTCGTAGACTTCCATACCAGTGATTTGGGTAGTAAGACCAGCCCTAGTTGCGGCAGTTGTAACTTGTCGACCCATACGGAACCAACGAGTTCCATCATAATAGATTGGAGCATTAGTATCAGTTTCAAATCCATACAAACCTTCGTATGGATTTGACGGAGGTACCACGCTCGTGCAAAGAATAGCACCACCAATGGCAGCGGTGAACGGTCGTTTATCGGTAATGTTTCCAGTGACAATTGTCGTGGCGTTTGCAGCAACGGCAATTTGAGCTAGTGTTACTGAGTTTGCCGGTGCAGTTGGAGGTGAAGGGCTTCCTGCTGGTGTTCCGGTTACCACAGCCAAAGACCATGCGTTAGTCACACCGCTATAGAACGCATCCTGAACCTTTGCCACAACTAAGTCGATGCGTGGGTTTGTTGGATCTGACGCAGCAATAGATTTGTTAACTGTAGCATCGTTTTCGCAGAAGTAAGTACCCTGCTTAGTTCCTTCTGTGCCAGAAATAAAAGCGAACCCAGCGGCAATATTCACTGTCATGTTTGGAGTGCCGTTTTGGGTGACAGCTAATTGTCCACCCAAAGCAGGATGGATACCATTAGCCGTTTTAAGGCTAGCAGCAGCCGATGGAAGAGCAAGCATACTACCTAAATAGCTACGAAATTGTTCCGCAGTATGGGTAGCTAAATTTTGAAAAAATCCTGCGGGGTTTAGCTCTACCATTTCCCGTTAGCCTCCCAGATTATAGGTCCTTTCTCCAAATATTCAATTGCTTGAAACATGATCTTCACATTGTCCCTAAATCTACCTAACCCAGTATTGCAATTGTTGCAAAGCAGTCCTCTAACTTTTCCTGTTTTACTATCATGGTCTACGCTTAGGTTATCAAATGTCAAGCATATGTCATGACATATTGCACATTTTCCATCTTGTTCTAGAAGCAACCAGTTATAGTCATCTTCGGTTATTCTATATCTTTCCCAAAGGTGATTTTCTCTAGCTCTAAGTTTCGCTTTAGCTATTAACCGGGGTTGATTGTCTTGATAATAATCTCTACTCTTTTGTTTGCTACATTCACGACATATATTCTGGTAACCATCTTTTGCACCCTTACGTCTATTGAATGCGTCTAGAGATAACTCTTCCTTACATACACAACAAACCTTCACAGTTATCTCCATGCCGATCTCATGTTCACAGTGAGCGTGCCGCTACCTGATGCCGCAGCAAATCTAATAAACGTATAACCAGGATCAAACATAAACCAGGTTGGCGACAACATGGTGTTTCTTCGGTTAGTTATTCCGTTTAGTCGTACCGTGTGGTTCGCCAGATCTATGACAAGAGTTTCACTAGCTGCGATGTCTATCAGAAACACTAATGAGATTCCTATTGTGTCATTGATAATGGTAGGATTCGTCACTGGCCCAAGTATTGTCATTACTGCCGGTGTTGGTCTGTTTCCTGCATTAAGAAAGAATTGACCAGAACCGATGGCACTTGATCCACCAAAGGACAGGTTGAATGCTATGTTGAAACTGAAACCATTTGTGTTTATTGTGCTAATGTCCATTGTTTGTGAAGTTAATGTGTTGCTATAGATTCTAGGATCTTCGGCGAACATGTTAAATTTGACATCGGTTATACCAAGACGACGGGCTAACTCCCAATCGTAATTACATCCAGTAGGTTTAACATTCAAAAATCTAATTTCGTTTGATTCTGTGGTAAAGTAAAATGGAACAACTTCTCTAACCGGAGCAAAGTTCGATTTTAGATTATCAAGGAATGCTTCCAAGGAGGTCCCGTTAGAATAGACCGTGCCCTCTAACTGAATTTCTCGTCCTGTTTCAAACTCCGCATCAATGAATCCGCCGTCAACACCTTCGTGATCACGCCTAGTTTCTCGATACGGTGCATTATCCAACCCATGAACAGCGTTAATATCAACGAAGGGTCGGCTAATCACCGTATCGTCGTTAAGAATCACGCCATTATCATAAAGCTGAAACGTAAGTGGGTTCACCAAACTAGGCATCACATACTCCCAGCTAGAAGCGAACCAAGCTTCTCTGCGTGAACACGAGGGTTAATCTCGTTAGTTGAAATGTATATAGTTTGGTTAATGGTCTTTTGACCAAAGTTTGGTGCTGCGGGGGTAATGTTATTACTAGTTATATTTGGATTTATAGAAGTAGACAAGGCACCAATGGTACTATTAAGCTTAGGAAGCATTCCATCAAACTCGCTACCAAATCCCTCAATAAAGCCTTGTGCGGTGTTTCTACCAATTTGCATGAATACCTTAGAGGGTGAATCAATACCTAGAAGCTTTTTTGCCCATCCAGGAATCTGGTTGAATAGGTCACTGAAGAATGATTCCACCGAATGCCAGATAGATTTTGCACCATCGATAAGACCTTGAATTAGGGACTTACCAGCGTCCCACAGGGTGTGTCCTACATCACCGAGCCATTGTCCAATTTTCCCTGGAAGAGAACTAAACCATGACGATAATTCTCCGAGCTTTGTTACAACAGCAGTGAAGGCTTTGCCAGCCTCTTCGCGCATGGTAGTAGCAAGGTTTTGGAACCAGTGCCAAGCCTCTTTGATCCACCCGACAAGAATTAGAATACCATGCCAAATCTCGCCAATGAGCCAAATCAAACCACCAATGACAGCAGCGACAATGGCAATGATGGCAATTAGAATTAGGAAAGCGTTACCTAGCAGGATAAGACCAACAGCACCGGCAATGATTGCTATCCACTTACCAAGAAACACAAGCACACCTACGACTTTGTCAATTGCTTCTTTGTGATGTTTGTATTGATCTAGAACCCATCTAAGGATAGGCAACAGGAAATCATTCAAAATGGTACCAATGAACTTGAATCCCATTTCGGCTAGGTTTCTTAAATCGTTAAGAAATTCCTTAATGTCTCCTCCATGCTTCATCCAGAACTCATCCCAGAATCTCTTCACATGGGGAATGACATCGTTGTTTAATAAATCTCCAATACGTCTAAGCGGTGGTTCAATATAGGTTTTAAAATCTGATGATACGGCCTTGAAGAAAGGCTCAAAATCATTCTTCCAAATTTCGACAATGGTTGCGCCAATATCCCGCAATATATCTCTAACAGGAGCAGACTTAGTCCACACCAGATAGAACGCAGCTCCTATCGCAGCCAAGGCAACAACAAAGGCGCCAATTATACCAGCAACCAAAAGCAGTTCAGGACCTACGGCTATTACTACTTCCAGAATCTGTGCTATCATACCGCCAAATAATAGTGTTGGTCCAACTACTAGACCGAATGCAGTTGCCAATACAAGGATATTAGCAGCAAGATCTTTGGCTTTTGGACTAAGATTATTAAACCAATCAAGCACTCTTTGTCCAGCAGTTAGAAGTTTATCGAAGGTCGGCAATAGCGCATCACCAATGCCAATCTTCATCTCCATCCACTTATTTTTCAAAAGTTCAGATTTTACTGCTGTCGTATCTGCCATTTTCTTGTAAGCATCTTGCATGGCACCAGAACTATTCGTTACGTCACCAAGGATCGAATCGAACAACTCAAGGTTACCAGTACCAAGAATAATGTTTTGAATGAATCGCCTTGCTTCAATCGTTCCGCCAGCACCCTTGAACACATTCAAGAGAGCTTCGAGTCGATCCTTTTCGGGCAATGCCATGATCTTAGTTCGAAGATCTCTAAGAGTATCATTAAGTGGTCGCATGTGCCCAGAAGCATCGCGTGCATTAACCCCCAAAGCCTTCATGTTGTTGACGGCAATAGGGTTGCTCATGGCGTCCATAGCACGGGCCACAGAGGTGCCAGCACGGGCAGCAGACAAACCCATACGGGTAGCCGTAGCAAGTGCCGCAACCATCATTTCTATGCTTTGTCCAGCACGGACAGCAGAAGGAGTTACCAGACCTATTCGCTGGTTCCACTCCTCATAAGTACCAATACCTTCTCGAACGAGGGCAAATTGCAAGTCCAATAGATGGTTCACATCGCCCATAGGTCGATGGAAGGCGTTCATGAGACCAATAGTCGCCCTGGATACATCCTCAATACTTGTTTGCCCAGCAACGGCACCCTTTGAGAAAGCTTGAAGAAGCTTCTCAGCGTCTTTAGTTCCAACTTCCATGGACGAGAAGATGTCATACAGTGCTGGTTGGATATCCTTGAAATGAACCCCGATTGTGTCAGCAGTTCGAAGACCAATATCTGCTAGTTCTTTGAAATCGCCACTGAAGTTTTGTACCTGAGTTGATGTTAATGCTACTTCTCGTTGATACTCTATAGCCGTTTCAACAAGGTTCTTCATTGCAATGGCGCCACCGACGCCCACAGCAGTGATGGCGAAACCAGCAGCAGCGCTCACTTGCGCAGTACTTCTAAGAACACCTTGTAATCTCTGCATTTTTTGTTCACGTGCGGCTAACGCGGCATCGTTTGCTGTAAGTTGAGCTTTCTCCGCCTGAAGTGTGGCAAGATGATTTTGAATAGCCGCTTTGTCAGCGTTTGTCATTCCAGTCAAACGACCTTGGGCCAACGCAGACCTAAGGGCAGCTTGTTCTGCTTCTATTTGGGCGACTCGTACAGAAGCGCCAGCATCGCGAACAGAACGACTAAAAGAGTTTAATGCGCGGGTAGCTAGATCTTGTGCCTTTAAGTATACCCACATGTCCCTGCTGTTGAAAGGCACCTAACTACCCTCCAATCCTTGACTCTGTTTTTTGCTGTCCATTTGCCGACGCTGATCTTGACAAATGATGGCGTGCCTCATCAGATCAACAAACAAACTGTCTTGGTCAAGCAATCCCCCGGACTTAGGCAAGGTAGTCATACTTTGACACATATTGAATAGATCCAAGAAGGTTGAAGCTTCCTTACTTTCGGGAAGATTAGTATTTTTAATTGTAAAGTTTGGTATTACAATACACTTACGAATTTCATTTTTTATTTTTTTATCTCTTCTGAACCCTCAAACGAATTGATACGATCAATGAAGTAAGAAATCTCATCACCAACACGAGGATCAAGCGAAAGTACATCTTTTGCGTTCTTGAAATTTAATTGTCTTTCATCGGCATCGGTAATATTGTGATCAACAATAAGATTCCCAAAATCTGTTAATGCAGTTTTCTTGTTTAACATATTCATTTGAAAGCTTTTATCTTCCATAGAAGCTCTCATTGATAGCATCTCGTCCTGACGAGATAACTTTTCCCCAAATGTCATGCGACGCACAACGATGAATGCACCTGGAAGTGTTTCCAAGTCAAACTTCTCTTGGGCTTGGGCAATAGTTCCAATTGGCATTTTAAATACTTTCCTGAGACTTAATAGTAATCTGGTAAGCCTTGCCAGTACCATCAATAACACCCACGTACTTGATGGCCGCTCTGACCAGATCTCCTTGACCCGAGTTCGCAACTTCATAGGTGTTCTTGATCGTCACAGGTGAAAGGATTGATACGCTGTTGTTAGCCCCCTTGGATGCTGTAATAGTCATAGTGTCAGCAGTAAGCGCCTTGAAGTTATCAAAGTCCGTACGAGTGTCGAAGTCTCGATCAAAGGTAAGATCTACCTTACGTTCTCCGTACTTAATGAACTGCGCCCCTCGCCCTGTAGACTTGAGACGAAATTGCGCCTCAGCAGCGTCATCAACAACAAATTCAAAGTTATCGGTATCGGTGACAGGAGTGGCAGTTGGGATTTCAATCGAATACTGACCAGCACCGAATGGTGTAGTAGTTGGCCATGTTGGCGTTGGTAGTGATTGAACAGCTTCATCTCTACCAAGAATTTTTACATTTTGGTGCATAATGCCATCAGACACATTGAACGTGTTCGTTGAAACTACACAACCAGTAAACCCGAACACTATTCCGTTTCTAACGGTGGTAATGGATAATGTTCTGGTAGGAATGGCTGCGGCTGTCGGAGTAAAAGTATAAGTGAAGTTGGGAGATGAACCAGTCTTGACAATACCAGTACGAGAAGCGGCCAACCAGTAAACAGCCACATCTTCTAGACATTCACCGGAAATTTCACCAGCAACGTTGAAGTTACCAGAAACCGCACCAATGATGTCAGCAGATTGACGAATAGGTCGACGCCAAATTGTTGCTTGAGTAGAAGTCAAAGATTCAGACATAAATGGGATGAATTTTGTGGGAGCTGCATAAACACCAGGATTGAAAGCCGTATTAGATGTTGGTATGGCCCCGGAAGGAGCACCAGGTGCAGTGTCAATGTCTGTAGTTACAAGACCTACTGTCTTGTATTTTAATTCTGTACCAGCACCACCACCAGCAGTGGTCTTATACAGATTGTAACCTGTGGCGGCGGTTACTGCCGTCCAAGTTACAGTAACAGTAGACGTAGAACCTGTGGTAACAATTGTCTGCTCGTTACTAATTAATGTTTCTCCAACTGCATTGATAGCAGTAACGGCGTATCGATATGTGCCAGCAGTGATCGTTCCACCCGTCGTCGCCGTAGCCAAAGCACTCTGTACTGGCTCTAGCAAATCCTCGAAGGCTACGCCAAGAATTCCAGCAGCCCCAATTCCCGGACTCAATTATTCACCTCCTTCTCATCTGACAAATCTACCGTCTTCTTAATGAAGAAAGGTGTGTTAGCTTTGATTGGCGTTACCTGGTGATACATGAAAAACAAAACGGAATCAACCTCGACCGGTTTTCCAGGCTCAAGCAAGCCAACGCCATCAATATTGCATTCTCTATCAGATTCGAAGAGAATCTTCATATTCTCTCCCTTAGGAACTCAAGTACGTACGCGTTTGGCCAGTATACGTCATTCGCACCGTTCGAAACTGACCATTTTCCATGGTTGAAACCCCTGGATTCCAATCAGTAATATATCCGTGAATGATAATTCCGCCCATCGTAGTTTCTTCATTGAGCTTATCTTCAATTGTTTCGGATAATTGGTCCAATGCCAACCGCTCGGTTGCTTCATTTCCAATCTTCATACTGTGAACTTCAATGAAAACAGTTAGTGTGTTTTGTGTTCTTCCACCAGGAGCAGAAACACCAACAAGATCTTTTCGTTTCGGACCCGGGGTTACCACAGCGGAGGGGGATAAGGGAATCATTAATTGTTGACCAAACAGCACATCTTTTAAGCCGATTGTCTGTTGATTAGCCACAAGTTTATCTCGAATGGCCATGGCTAGGACTGAAACAAGGTCGGTGTGAGTCATCCAATACCACCCTTAGACCAATCCTTCCTTATCTTTTCATCTACCCACTTGCCAAATAACTTTTCTATGTTATCAAGATCTTCTGGTTGATAGTTTATGAATTCGCGTGCGGGCATATTTATGGTACCATTCTGGTGATATTTCGCATATGGTACCTCGTTGTCAATGCCGACCATGGAAACGTCATCCCTGGTAACCATCCAGTTTTCCGCATTAGTTGCAGCGCTAAGAAGGTTTCCAGATTCGTTCAATATAGGGTGTGCGACTCCACGTATCTCAATTGTGTATTCAGCCAACTGTTGCCAAAATGGTCTGCCCTCAACAGCAAAGTTCGTCGCAATTGAAGGAATAATAACTTCGTTTAGTGATGCTTTCAAAGGTTCAGTGAAGTCTCGAAACGATATATCAAGCTTTTCAATTGCCTCTACTGTTAGCAAGACCTGTGGATAAAAGTTCTCGCCAATAGATATTTTTGGCATAGTTGGGACTGCAATCCCACCACCTCTAATGCCATTAAATTTGGAAAACATCGCACTTAACCCATTAGTCGCCCATCCCACTAAAACACCTTTCCAAGCGAAAACTTGGCTGGTCCTAAAGAAGGATCATCAAAAGTTGGCGTCATTACCGATGACAAATCGTTCGGATAGAATGATGCTCCAACTGGGTTTGATGGAACAACACCCGGAACCTCAATAGTTCCATCAAGAATTCCAGCTATTAACGTCTCGGCATTGTTCAAAATCATACGCGCATATGAATTCGAAATGCCTTGATTCTCACTATAGAATTTGTTGTAAAGCCAAGAAGTATACGTTTTCGCAATTATAACCTGAATAAGTCTTGGAGTGGTACTTTTATCCAACCAAACGGTAGTATCATAAATACCACCAATTCTAGCCAGAATTTCTTCCTCTAGTTGTGATAGATGATCGAGATCCAAGGCTTGTGGTCTTAACTTACTATCTTCAACCCAAGCCTTAACATCATCGATCGAGATTCTTGGCATTACTCCTCAACAGGTTGTTCTGGCTGCTCTTGTACAGAAGTGTCGGGTCCGGTTGGCTCATTGCTTGCCTGGCGCTCTTCAACTTCTTTTACTTCAAGCGCACCAGCGTCGTACAGTGACTTAAGCTCTTCCTTGGAAAACCGGTCTTGTGGCACTTCATCTCCGGCAACAACTTCTACGTTGCTACCCTTAATGTTAGTTACCGCATAAATCTTCTTGGCCATCAGTGCTCCTTAATCTCAATGTCGTATTGTTTGGTAACATCGAATGGAGCCCCACTAACATTCGATAGTACAACGTTAATGTTAATGTCATCTCTAGGTGTGGAAGTTCCACCCTTGTTTAAGACGGCATTCCATCCGTTACTTCCAAAATGTGATACAGACATAGAGGCTACATCTACACTAGTCTTCGAATAAACTACATCTCCACTAGCCATTAGAGAACGGCTGCTTTGATCAGATAACCAGCAATTGACTTACCAGCGTCGGCAGAACCAGTGTCACCCTGAGCAGTCAACTTAACGTCGTAGTACCGACAAACGCGAATAACGTCGGACTTACGACGGTCTTCCCGCCAGCGGTCCACATACTGCTGCTGTCCACCACCAGAACCAGCCCACGTGAATTCGTACCCATAAGCAGGAATCTTCAGACCTGGCCCGCCAGGAACGTAAGCAAGCACAACGTCCTTGCCCCACAGGTAGGAGAGTGTTGGCGCCTGACCAAGGTTTGCTGTATTAATACCAACACCTGGAACCACAACCTTCTCAAAACCAAGAATTGATGCAAGCAACTCGGGCGAGAAAATAGCCCGCTCAGAATACTTGATCCGCTCAAGGAAGTCCGGGTGGTCTTCGAGTTTAGCCATGACCTGGTAAGGGATGACCGCAACGTTGGGGTCGGCGAAGATACGACCATTGACTGTGATTTTACCAGTACGAAGATCGGAGATTGGATCTGAATTAGCGTAGTCATTCCACTGAGATGTACCAGAAAGAGTAACAGTGCTTGTCGAAGAGTAGTTAGCCGCAGTTGTCGCAAGCGCCTGCATAACCCGCTCACGACCAAGAATGATTTTCGAGGTTACAATGTTGGTTCCATCGCGGTCAGGCGCGATCGGAGGATCAGCGTTCTGTCGCTCTTCGTCGGTTACTGCAATTTGCAGAGAGTGTTCCTGCGCGTAGTAGGTGTCAGTAGAAAGTGTGGCACCAGTTACTTCGTTAGCAGCGGTACCAGGAGCACGGGAATCCGACTCAGGAAGCCAACCTTCACGACCAA